TCATGACCTTCTCGATGAAGATCATCGGTATAGAGCCGATCCGCCGCATCGTGCGGCCGGCGCTATACCCGTTATTCCCGGAGGTCCGGTCAGCGTGGTTCTCATCAAGAAGGGGCTCAACATCCTGCTCACGATAGGAGATGAGCCCCCGCTCATGGTCCCACACCTCGCGGGAGGCCACGGGTGCGGTTGCATCACTTCTTAGGCTGCGGTGCATCGTAGGACTTGGCCGCAGTCGGATTGACGTTGAACTTCTCGGAAAGCTTGGCTTTCGCCTCGGCCTCCCTTTCCTTCAACGCCTCTTCCCACGGCCGCTCGATAGGCGTGTCAGGCTTGTCAACCTTCTTGGCATCACCATTGATAATAAGGTGATTGGCCCAAGCCGGATCCACACTGCCATCCAGGACGAACCCCTTGCCAAGGTGAACGCCCCGATAGCCAAGGTCACGGTTCAGCTCGATGAAGAGCCCGCCGTCGTCTTTCTTGTCTTTGTCAGCCATGTCAGCCCCCTTATGAACCGGTTGAAGTCAGGTTCATGACACCGGAATGGGCCTTCTCGTTGCCCACTTCGAGACAGTATTCACACTGGATCAAGACGCTCTCAGCGTGACCGGTACGGGCCAAAGGCACCTGACGGGTCGGCATGAGTTCGGCAAGAGCGACATAGTCATGATCGACCAGGTAGACAGAGCCAGTGGTCATGAAGCGGTCAGGAACGATCTGCACCTGGCCAAAGTCGCTTTCATAGACATCGATGGCAGCGACCAGTTTCTTGTCGTCAGCGCTCTTGTAGCGTGTGGCATTGGCGACAAAGGTGGTTGAGATCTTGCGCTTATGGGCAGCGGTCACATAGGCGGTCTTTGGATTACCGCCAGAATTCCACGCGTTCATCATCGCCAAATTGAAATTCGCTTCCGTAAGCGCCTCCGCCGTGCCGCCTGACGCAGCAGCATTTGGATAGCCGTCGCCTGTGCGCGGGGAGTTGTAGAGCGTCGGAGCTATTGCCGAACCAGCCGCCGCGCGTGTCGGGTTGGTGATAAGGAAAGCCCCGAAGCCTGCCGACTGACGCGCAACCGAAGCCGAGCCAGGAGCTGCGGCATTCCCGGCCAGAAGCATGGTCTCTTTGTCACGCTTCAATTCCTTGATCTTGTAGCTGACTTGCTTGGCGAGGCTTTCGGTGCCGGCCGCTTCGTCATGCTTAGGCGTGCTGTCAGAGATCAGGATGACCTTGTCAGAAATCTGAGTGAAGTTCTGACGGCGGAACGGCGTGATGCCAGCATTGACAGCGGGAGCTGCCTCGCCTTCGATCACGATGTTCGCACTGTCCACGGCACCCAGTTCGGTCAGGGGCCATTCGTGGAGCTTGTTCTTCGCCTTGATCTTCTTGAGCGATGTCAGGAAGGGGGTCTCGGTCGGCGAAATCATGTTCTCCGCATCTGACAGATCTTCGCGGAGAGTAGCGTAAGCATAAGTTTGGATCGTACCAGCAGTCACGCCCATGGCGATGTCCCTCTATCTTCGTTTGCTGGGCATCAAGAGGGTCATGGCGACATCATCGACCGATCCCGACTTGCGTGCCCGGTTATAGGCATCAGCGGTCAAGCGCTTGCTGCGCGTTTCCGCTGCATTTTGCGAAGAGCCAGGACGGATTAAGACTTTGCGTTGCTGTGGAGGGCTAGCAGAAGCATCACCGTTGCCATTGGCTTTTCGGCGCACCTGGTTCTGCTGGTCCATAAATGCCCGCCACTGAGCGGCGTCATAAAGTACCAACATCTGTCGATGGTCTAAAACGCCACCGACTTCCTCACGAGAGAAACCATAGTGCTCTGCCGCTCTGACCATATGCCCCATGACCACAGGGGCCGTTTGGGGATTGTTCAGACCCGGCACTTGCTGGGCTAGGAGCTGGGCTTGATCCATAACAAGTCGTTGTCTGGCTTGGGACTGTAGTGCGTCCTGCTCTGCTTCGACCCGGTTGATCTCCTGCTGGACTAGCTTCTGCTTATCTTCAAGCTCCCGAACCTCTTCCCGCTTTAGGATATACTCCTGGGGGTTTCGAGCTTTGAGAGCGGCCCAATCTATGTTTGACTGCGTCATGCTGTCAAGCACGGCGTCAAGGCTCTGTAATTTCTCGACTGCCTGCTTGTTGGCGTTGTAGAGCGCCGCAGAGTTGTATTCGATGGCTTTGCGGACTTCGACAGCCTTGTGAAGGTTCTGCTCGATGAACTTGTTGCCGGAGAAATTCTTCTTCAGATCCTTGAGCGGAACCTCGACTTCCTGACCATTGACGGTGACAGCCACCAGGAGTTCATCGACATCCTCAATCTCGACTTCTTCCTTGCCATCCTCCTCGGCAACGTCCTCGGTATCCTCCTCGGACGGCTGCTCTTCCCCTTCATCCGGGCCGTCCTCGTCAGGCGCCGGCTCATCACCTTCGACGACAGGTTCACGAGGCCCCTCCTTGTCAGGAGGAGCATCGTCAGTCGTCAGGATCGCCTTTAGGACCTCGTCACTGCCGGCGTCGGGTTCACCATCAACCATCAAGCAGCCTCATCTTCACGCTTTTTCTGCTCTAAGAAGAGCAAGTCGTTGACATAACTCTCTAATTGGTTCTCAACCCGTGTCAGGACATGGGCCTCGGCAATCAATCTGTCCCTGGCAACGGGATCATTGGACTTGAGCACTTCCTGGCCGTAGTCCTGACGGATGTCGTCGATGGCCTGCTTGAACAGACCGTGATCCAGGACAGACTTGAGCGTCTGACGCTTCTGGATCTCAAGGTCGTTGAGTTTGTGAGCCATTTGGCTTCCCTCCATTTGCGCCTGGCATCGGCCGGTTCCTGGCCTGCTCCATGGCGACTTGACGCTTTGTTGCGTCATCCAGTTGAACTTTCTGGGCATTGACCGCGTAATCGCCGGCGGTCTTGTCCCTCTCACGGTCGTCCATCATCATTTCTCGCAGCATCTCGCTTTCAGTCTTCATCTGAAGCTGGCTGCTCTCCAGTTGGCCCTTCTGGGCTATCTCGGCCGACTTGATCTGGCCTTCCTGCTGGAGCTTGGCCTGGTTGATCTGCATGTCGACTTCGCCCTTGACCTTGGCAGCGCCGACCAGGTCAGGAGCGGCCGGCCCTTGCTGGGCCTCGGCGGCCTTCTGGGCCTGCTGCTGGTCGATCTGGGCCAGGATCTCAGGTGTGACCGGCGGGAAGTACGGGGCAATGTTTTTCTCGCCGGCCAACCTTAGAAGCTGCTTCTGGGTGTTGCGGAAGTTCTCCCAGCCGCAGATTGGGTTTGCGAGGCCCAACATCATGATGGTCTGCTGCTGCACGGCGGCAACCTGTGTCAGAGCCATGATCTTGCTATCAATCTGGCCATTGCCGAGACCAACATTGAGCGAAACGTTCACCTGGTCGTGCCAGACATCAGGGAGCACGTCCTCATAGCCTGACATGGTCTTGACCGACTGCGGGCCACGGAGGTCCTGCATGGCAGTCCTCATAATGGCCAGGAACATGGAGCGGATGCCCGTCTCACCTGCGTTACGGGCCATCATTTCTAGCCGGGCATCCCCACCCATGACTGCCGCGTTAGCAGCAATCTTCGTCGTACTTTGAAGGGCGTCGGGATCGAGCCCTTGCGAAATCTTGGTAATCCCGGAGCGCTTCTCTGACACGCTTTCCAGGTACTGGAGCACCGGCAAGGTCTCGCCGGCCACGAATGGCGTCACCAGTTCCTCGATGGAGCCTGGCCCCTTGGTGCGGATAATGGCGCCTATCTCGGTGTTCTTGGCATCCTCCAGATTGGCCATGGCTTCATTGACGGCGCGCTGGGGAGAGTTGGTCAGGGCGACGTTGTCGATAATCGAGCGCAGGATGGCCGTCTGGGCGTCCTGGTCCTGGATCAGATCCTCAGCGAGCGAGATCGGGAAGAACACATGCGGAGCTATGTCGGTCCTGAAGACCGCCAAGGGCACGAAGTTGACCGGCTCATCGACCATGACTTCATAGGCCGAGCCGGCGGTAACGACATGGCGCAATTCAGCCACGCCGTCGCCGTCAGCGTCGATTGTCAGCCACATCTCGACGATGGTGATCTCCTCTGACATGGGGTCGTCCTTGTCAGCGGTAGGCTCGTTGGCCTGCACACTATACGTGGTGCGGGCATCCTTCTCGAATGTGCTGTTGCTGCTTTCGTCCGTCGAGCCGGCGTGCTCCAGAAGCTCATCCGCATCGAGCCCCATCGCCACGGCCTCGTAGACGCGCATGGTCTGAATGGTGCCCATGACCCGGAAATTCTCTATCGAGGTGGCCTGGGCGTTGACGAAGAAGCATTCCGGCGGGATTGGGTCGAGATGCCAGATATTCCTGACATTCTGGCGCGTAGATACGACATCAACCTTCTTGGCGCCCTCGCCGTCCATAAATTCGGGAGAAACCTCGGTTATCTGGGCGTTGGGGTCCTCGTCGACGGTGTCAACCTCGTCAGGGGCGAGTGTAATGTTGTTGACATGCGAGGAAATGGTCTTTTTCTCTAAAGAGACCTTAACAACACCAACACGGGCTTTTAGGGCGTCAGTACATCCCTGGATGAGGGCTTCGTAGCCACCGTATTTGTCAAAGACTGAATTTACATAGAGTGTTTGTTGTTTTGTGATGTTTTCGTCTTCTTCATCGTCGGAGGTGAACTCGGCAACGGTGTCGGATTGTGTGAAGATACGCGCGATGGAGGGTAGAACCGACCTGACCCCATCTCTGACACATGTGACAATGACGCCAGATCGTCCTGGCTCATGTAAGAGCTTGGTTTCTCCTTGGTAATACTTATCCGCCAGCACTCGATCCGATTGAAGAGACGCCTGACAGAACCCAACAGCAGCTTCGATCTCATCTTTGACAATCCTCTGGAAAACCTCTTCGGAAAGGGGTTTCAGCTTCTTTTTCTTGCGCTTGACAGTGCTTTGGAACATCTAGACCACCACGCGAAGGTTACGGCGGATCGGCTGGCCCCAATCGGACCTCACCTGGGCAAAAGGCGTGCTCTGGATGACATAGCGATAGGCATCAGCGGCGTGCTCGGTCCAATCCTTGAAAGGCTCTTCCGAATAGCTCTTGCGCTTGGGGTCATAGGCGCGTCGATACATACGAAGACAGTCAATGCCTTCCTTGCAATTGGCCTTGTCTATCCAAACCCTTGAAAAAGCTACCCTGGCAGCGGAAATTCCTCCGTCTACAGAAGATCTTGTTAGGACATGACATTTGAGGCCGCGGTTCTGGAAGAACTCCGTGCGTGTAAGACCTGTTTGGAGTTCTCTCTGCTCAGCATCATGCGGCACATAGAGCGTTTGTATGGGATAAGGCAGGCGCAACAGCCAATCGACATAATTTGCCAACTTGACATCATTGTCCTGATAGAATTTAAGCAGATGGATCTCGTTTCCGACGAGCTGGAATACCCAGATCGCGGTGGCACCGCCGATCCCCAGATCAAGTGCAGCGTAAACTGGGGCGGCGGTGTCATAACTGACAGATGTAATTCTGTGAGAGCGCTCGGCTTCCTCGATCTCCTGACCGTAGAACGTGCCCTTGACGGCCGCGTCGAAGGAGCACTCGTATTCCTGGGCATATTCCTCCGGCGTCATGGTCTTGCGGGCCAGCGCCAGCTCTTCCTCTGACAGGATACCTGTCTCTGAGGCCTTCAGGATGGTGATCAGCCAGTCGGGGTCTTCCTCGTGGTCCTTGAGGAGGTCGTAGAAGTGATTTCTGCCTTTGGCTGATCCGATGAAGGTGGCTGTGCCGGCGTAGTCTGACAGCGAGGCGCGTATGACTTCGCCCCAGATGCGGGGGTCCTGGATGGCATACTCATCAAGCGAACAATGATCCAGATAAACGCCTCTAAGACCATCAAAATTATCAGACCCAGCCAGAATAAGGCGTCCGCCATGGGGAAATACCAGAGTTGTCTCGGCCTCCAGGTTCTTCATCCCTGGAATATTCGACGTGTAATGCTTGGCATAGAGCCAGGCATTGCGCTTGCCCTGACCGAAAGTCGGGGAAATGAACGCCGCCTGCGGCGGCGGGAAGGCCCTGGGTATGCTCAGGACCTTTCTCACACCCTCATTGATCTCAGCCACCGTCTTGCCGGCCCTTCTGTGGGCTACGGTAATGGCAAAGCGCTGTTTGCGCCGGTGAT